GTGTCAGGTTCATCAATAGGATATGATGGTAAATTAAATAAACAAAACATTGCTATTATATATACGTTAACAGGAACAACTGAAGACGTTGATGGAACCCCAACCAATACTTTAACATCTTTAAGAAATGATTACCTTTCAATAGGTGGAAGTAATAATTCATTCTTGTCGGGTTTGACAACGGCCAATTTGTACAATACAGATGCTTATCAACCAAAAACACCTGGTACTTGGATACCACCGACAGGTTTGTTTTCATATGTTTCTCAAACAGAATATAGACAAAGAGAATATACGTTGATGAGTAGAGCTTTATTACAAAAAGACTTAAAAGAAGGTTTTATAAACGCCTTAATTCAAGGACTAAACCAAGCGACCACAAATGCTATTAAGTTCTTTTATGATACAAGTGATGTTTCATTAAGAGTTCAGTGGACTTTATCAAACAATAATGGTAAAACATTATTGGCTGATTATAAAACAAGTGATTCTGCCAAACCTTACATTAAATATACACCATCATTTGGTACCACACAAAAAAGAATTACGGTCTTTGCTGAAGAATTAGCACCACCAAACGATAAAAAACAAACTCTTCAGAATATCTATTCTAATAAGAATAACAATGGTGAAAAAACACCTTATAACTTCAAACGTAAATTCTTATAATGGACGCATATTACAACCGATATCAACAATTTTTAATTAACGGTGAACAAACTGTAGTTCCATTCGTGCCACTACCTTCAAAGACATCTGACCAAAGATATGTTTACAGAACTGGTTTTAGTAGGTTGGATAAAGTTTCACAAGAGTATTACGGAACACCATTTTTTGGATGGTTAATCTTACAAGCCAACCCCCAATTCGGAGGACTAGAATGGAACATCCCTAATAATTCTGTATTGACTATACCATATCCACTTATATCTTCATTACAAGACTACAAAAATGGTTTAGACAACTATTTCTATTATTATGGCAGATAACTTTCAGACAAATGACAATATACTAGTTGACTTTGACTATCAAAACGTTGTATTGGTTGACCCAAACAAAACGGTAAACCTTGACGGAACGGTACAAGAAAGACAAATTCACCATGAAAATTTGGTTATGTATGCCAACTTGGAAGCAAAGATGTTACCAAGAACCAAACTTGCCGTGGGGGCAAATTTATTGGATTCAGTTCAAACTACCCCAATAGCCTCGATTAATTTTTTAAGACCTGGTGGTAAAACAAATTTGGCTAATGATTATTTGAATGAAATAACGGGATTAAATTCTGTTAGTGGTAAAGGAACAAACCAACCGTCAAAAGATAATATTCAACAACAAAACAAGACAAACGATTTTTATATTAAACAAAACACACTTAATCGTGAAGATACTGGTCTTTTAGGTATTGAATCAATTAGAGTTAGAAATACTCGTAGTATGACACCTACGGTTGAAATAACATTGATTGACACTCAAGGTAGAGCGTTGTTTGAAAAGGGTGAAAATTCTGAATATGCATGTTTCTTCAACTTACCATACCCAACATTTTATTTAACACTTAAAGGTTATTATGGTAAAGCGATTAGATACCAATTAATCCTTACTAACTTTTCTGCATCATTTGAAGGTAATACTGGAAACTATAGAATATCATTAAAATTTTATTCATACAAATATACGGTATTAGCTGAAACACAGGTGGGTGCTTTATTTGCAACCCCGTTTATGTACTCAACCGATTATAGAATCAGTGCCACCGTACCCCAATCGGCTGCGGTAAATGCGGCGCTTGCATCCAATGGAAATGCAACAAGTTTAACAACTAATGTTAGAACTACCAAAGGAATGGAGAAAATAAAGAACGTGTATAAGAAATACAAAGCCGATGGTTTAATTCCTCAAGACTTACCTGAATTATCTGTTCCTGAATTAAGGATTAGATTATTTGCGTTGGAAGGTAATTTACAAAAAAGTTTTGGACAGTCTGATTTTACACCAATAAGTGATGTAAACACGTATTCGGCTACGTTAACTAAATTACGTGACGATGTAACATCTAACGACCCAAATTCTTGGTTTGTAAAAAATATTGACCAAGAAAAACAATTTGTTTTGGATACAAATAAGACTAGTGGTGAAACAATTATTACTTGGATTTTTAATCAAAAAATTAGAAGTGATACTAGTAATCAAGCCGCAGTAGATGCCTATAACCAATTACGAAAACTAACTCTTCAATATAAAGATTATTTAGACAAAAATAAAACTTTGGGTTTGAACGGTAATTTTACCGTTGATGGTGTAAAATACCAATCACAAATTTCAATACTTAATGCGTTATTCGTTGCTCCAAGTGTTAATGAGATGGCGATACCAGACACCTTCAGAAAAGCCTTAAGTCCCCAAGATATTGATTGGGAAGCGACATTTGAAATTAGAAATAAACGAAAAGGAACACCATTAGAGGTATCTGGATTAACTGCGACAGAATCATTATTTTTTAGACCAACATTCCAACAAACCGATAATGATATATTAATACCAACGTATAATTTTATATTTGATGGAAGTTATTATGGTGTACCATCATTTAATGTTTTAATTGATAAAACATTTTCTGATGTTTCTAAACAAAAAGAAAAATTAATTGGTGCTCTTAGCGAATTTTTGGCTAAGAAGATAGAAGGTCCAAATGGTTTGGGTTTCAAACCAACCATGAGAAATATTATGGGAATGTTGTTTGCTTCGGTTGAGGCATTCTATCTTATGATGGATGATGTTCACAGAGAAGCGTGGGCACAAAGATTAAACCCAATTAGAAAACAAGCCGTATTTGATGGTGCCAAAACAAGTGTGACACCTGATAGTAAAAATTTAACTCAAACAACTGCGGGTAATACATTAGCGAGTATTCCGGTATATCCATGGCCACTATATTATGTTGAAACAAATTCACCTGATGGAGAACAATTTGAATTAAGATACCCTGGAGACTCAAAAGAAGTTTCAAGAACTAGAGGTAATAATTTCCAAGTTTGGCCTGAAGTACAATTTGTTGAAGAATACTTGAAAGGTATTATCAAGAGTCAATCGGCTCAAGATACCGCAACACCAGCTGGTGATAGTAACGAAGGAAAAACAATTCAAAGAATATCAGTAAATGCTGTCGATTTCCCGATGACAAACGTACCTTATTCAAACTATGAAATTGTTAAATTTATTTATGAAGTTTATGAAAGAGTATTATTATCGGTTTATTATGATAAGATAATAACACCAAATTCTGCACAACTCTCAGTATATAAAACAATATCTGATTTGGAGGTTAGTAATATAACAACTGCTCTTAATAGTACAAGTCCAAGTTTAATAAAAATATTAAAGGGGGTTGCTTTAACACCGAATGATATATTGGTAATTTTAAGAAACATTTCAAATGATGGTACTGGTCCAAGTTGGCAACAATTTATTCGTGGTGAATTTACCTCTGAGTATTTAAGAACTATTACAACACAAGATTATGCTGTGTTGGATTTTGATTATTTAACTCCAACATCTAACAGTACATTAAAGAATGTTGAATCACTAACTAATATTGACCAATTTGTAAAAAGTTCATTATCAACAACAACTGATTTTACCGATTTATATCCATTTACTAGTGATTTATGGTCATCACAAAATTTAGCATCAATAACAAAAAGTCCTAATAGATATGATACCACACACAGTTTGGTGTTAAATGCTGATAAAAAATTCATAAGTAATTACAAACCATATACTGAAAAACAAAACGTACCTTTTACGAGTGGTATGTTTTCAGATGTAATAGAACCAACACCAACCGCTGATTTATCTACATTTTATTTAACAAGAAATGCTACAGGTTATTATTTAATTACAGAAGGACCACTTTTATATAAAGCTAAAACTGGAAATGTTACCGCAGAACAAACAACATCTTTACTTAATACACCTGTATTTACAAATGCGTTGTTACAGTCAATTGATTTGAGTAGATATGAAACAGTACAATATCCATTTATTAGGGCGGCATATTTGTTCTTAAATTCATTACCATTAGGTAGTTTAAGAGAGAAGTATAAAAATATTACATCGTTTACAGATGTTACCGCTGAATCAGATTTAGATTATATTTTTGCAACTCTAACTAAATTTGGTGGTGTTCATAGATTACCATACGCTTGGATTTTGAAGTATGGTGCTATTTGGCATAGATACAAAAGATATGTTGATGAAAATATTGACATCTTAACCGATTGTTGGACTAATGTTAACATTGCTAATTTATATGACCCAACAACATCCGACTTAAAAAAACAATATAAGTTTAAGAATCAACAAAACAAAGAATTTACTGTTGTAGGTCAGGACTCTGTTGTTAGTACAAGCCCAGGTGGTAGACAAATTACTTCATCAACAATGAACATTGGTTTTTACCCAAAAGTAATCAATGACATTTATTATATGGCAACTGGTTTAGATTTGTTTACTGGTTATACCGATAGTCAAATTCAAGCGGGAATTAATAAAGGATTGAATTTAGATTCAATTGAAGACTCACAAATTTCAGGACCTTTAGGATTTGATAACAATAATAACAATAGAGTATTGAACTTAAGTACGTGGTACGCAACATTTAATTTTGGTGCGGGTTCTGTTGAAATTAAAAATAGATTTAAGAATAACACAACAATGGTAATACCATCGTTTGGTTCTTTGACAAACCAAGTTGAAAATGAATGTTTTACATTACAATCAACAGGATTGACACTTACTCAAGAAGTTTTCAACAACAAGGCGATTGAAAACGGAGCGGTTCGTACATTTTGGACAGCACCAAATTACGGATATTTTGAACTTCAAAGTATTGTAAAACCAAAATACAATGAATACTTCAAAGAAATTTATACTGGTAAAACCAACCAAGACGCTTTTAAATTAGGGCAAACTTACAGTAAAATTGAGGATATATTTGGTACATTTAAGAAAGAAATTTTAGATACATTTGAAACCGAATTTCTAAACTTCTCAAAATCATATCGTGATTTAACACACGAAGATGTAATCAATACTTCGGATACAAATAAAAATTTCCAAGAATTAATGACAAGTCTTTTGTTTGTTCCTGAAACAAGTAACAAATTAAATTCAAATGACTATGTTAAACAGTGCTCTATAGAGCAAATGAAAAATATTGGTAATACATTGAGTGTTTTCTTAAATTTCTACAAAACATTTAAGTTTGGTAACCCAAGTAATTTTAATCGTAAATTGTTTGGAACATTCACAACTTTACAAGCACCACCAAGTAATGTTGTTGATAAGTACACTTACCAACCATACATTCCAAATACACTACCAACACTTGGTGGTACAATAACTTATCAACAATCATATAATTTGAATACAAATGCTTGGAAAGCAATGTTTACTTATGTTGGTTTTGGAACACAACCAGGTATGATATATAGTGATAACGGAAGTTATTATACTGATTTCTTCCCAGCGATGAATATTGAGTTCACCCAAGCCAATGTTGTGACATTTGCACCAATGATTAAGATATTTGCGACACAAAAACTTAAACTTAGAGAACAATTTCCAAATGATACATATGGAAAACCTGACTTTACTGAAGGTGTTAATAGTTATTTTACTCAGAAAAATGAATCAATAAATCAAGTATTAGGACAGTTGTTTGTTTCTTTACAAAAAACATTACCTAATGTTACCGAAACAGTTGAAAAACCAATTTTATCGGCGATTGATGGAAACCAATCAAAATTAGAATTTTACGAAGCATTCAAAGCATTTAATGATAAATGGATTGCTGGTACTGAATACACTGACAAAACATTGTATTCAGATGTTTTATTCTTAGACAGAGCGAACAGAGATATTGGTGATAAAATCCTTATAGATGTATTCAAATTAATTAGTTTCTTTTCGGGAACCACATCTATGGATACAAGGGTTATTGACTTTGTAAGTAAAGTTATTGCCGACAACCAATTTCAAATGATGCCATTACCGGCTTATATTAATTTTTGGGGTGTGGGTGAAGTTAAACAAGGTGTTGTACCAAACGCAGAACCATCTGAGTCATTGGCAAATTCATTATTTGGGACTTTCTTGGATGTTGATTATAGAAATTCACAACCAAAATTAGTTTGTTATTATGCCGGTAAACCAAGTGAACACTTGGATATGAGAGATAATGCTGATTATAGATGGAGAACGGATGCATTTGATTTAACAAGAAGTTCTGACAATCCTATGGTTTCAAATTTACAAGGTAAAAAAGATTGGGCAACATCAAATAAAGTGGTTGCGTTTAACGTTGATTTTGGAACAAGAAACCAAGGAATTTTTTATAGTATTCAATTAGACCAAAACCCTGCGGCGGCAACAACTGAGGCTAATAGAGTTACTACAGATATGGCGATGGGTGCCTCAGGAAGAAAAGTTAGTACACAAAGTGTAAGTTTATATAACCTATATAAAAACAGAAGTTATTCGTGTAGAATAGAATCTATGGGTAATGTAATGATTCAACCAACAATGTATTTTAACTTGAGACACGTTCCAATGTTTAGAGGACCTTATATGATTCAAGACGTAGAACACGTAATTGATTCTGGAAGTTTCAAAACATATTTTACAGGTACCAGAATGCCGGTTTATTCTTTACCATTAATTAGTCAACAAATTATGTCTATTAATCAAAACTTGTTGGGTGAGTTGGTTCAGTCAATATTTAGATTAAAAGAAACTGCTAGTATTGCGGCACAACCCGCTGTTAATGTTATAACAATAGGTAATGGTGTTAGAACAAATGTTTCTTACAAAACAGAAGATTCTGTTTTTTGTTTTAATGATATACAAACTGCAGACCCAAATTACCGTAAATTTAATGGTATTGATAACACGGTTACAAATATATCATACGCCGATTTTGCAAAATTAATAAAAACAAATGTTTCAAATTCTATTACAAGATTAATGACATTCTTTACTGCCTATGCAAATGGACATGATAATAAAACCATTTATGCTTACAATTATGATTTGGGGGGAACCCCGTTGGGTGGTAGTCCATTCCCACAAATATCATACGGTGGTAGAAATACTTATTTAACAAATCAATTTGCATGTAAATCAGACCAAGCTGGTACTAAACCATATGCAGTATTTTCAAGTTTTGAAAATTCAATTAAGTTTATATCAAATTATTATTATAACTCTCAAAACCCCGGTAAAAGTTTAATTTACAATGGAGGTAGAACTTGGACTGGACTTTCAAGAGAAGAAATTATTAATTCAATGGTATTACTTTGGACAATATATTGGCCAACACAAAGATTCCAAACACAGGAAGAAATTGATAAATGGATTAAAGCAAATGAAAATACATTCGATGAAGCAAGAAAAACTGCTGACGAAGCCCTACACCAATGTGAAGTATTTGGATTATTTACCCTCTAAGATATATTTATTAAGAAAAGTATTATGGATATTAAACAACATTTAGACAACTATCTTGGAAAAAACACAAGATACTCAGAAAAAAATACAGGTAATGGTTTTACCGAAGTTTGTGACTTAGATACAGGAAGTTGCTACACTGTAAGAGATAGAGACGGTCTTATCGAAAGAGTAGACAATACCTTGAAAACTAATCGAAGAGTTCAAGTTGAAACTCCACACGGTGTTAAACAATTATTAAACGGATAATTGAAATGGCTATAGATAGAAAAATTATAGAAGAAATTAAGAGACACAATAGAATTAACTCTTATATTATGGAACAAGATGCTGCGGGTCTTGGAGATGTCCCACCAGCACCTGACGCTGCTGCGGGAGATGTTCCACCAGCACCTGACGCTGCGGCACCCATTGCTGACCCAACATTAGGACCTACAGCACCTGCGGAACCAACAGTTATTGATACAACAACAGATACTGATGTTGAAAAAATCGACTCTACAGGAAAGTCTGAAGAATCAGGAGATGAAAGTTCTGACAGTGAAGAGTTAGATATTACTGATTTGGTAAATTCTCAAAAAAATATTGAAAACAAACAACAAGAATATTTTGACATGATGTTCAAACAAATTGAAGACATGCAAAGTAAATTAAATTCGATGGACCAAGTTTTTGAAAAATTAAATTCAATGGAAGAAAAGATTGAAAAATCTAGACCAAAAACAGCTCAAGAAAAGTTAGAATTAAGAAGTCTTGACAGTGGTCCATTCAATCAAAAATTATCTAGTTTCTTTGATGACAAACAAGAAGATATGGAAAAGTCGGGTAAAAACGAATATGTTTTAACATCTGATGAAGTGGAACAAATCGTACCATCTGAAATCAAAAGAACATTTGATAACTATGGTGAAGAACCAACCCAAACATCATTTAGAGTGGGTTGATTTTAAAATAAATTTTACTATACTTTAGGGGTCACGTTGTGACCCTTTTTATTTGGCGAATAATTTGACGAACACTAAAAATTAACCTATACTTAAACAACTAAAAAACAAAATTATGATGAGTTCACTTGACGCAGTACTTTCACAGTACGAAAAAAACACACAATCTTTCGGAGACGCAAACAAAATGTCTCAAGAGGAAAGAATGAAAAAGTATTTTGCTTGTATCCTTCCACAAGGTCAAGCTCAAGGACAACGTAGAGTCCGCATCCTCCCAACACCTGACGGTTCATCACCATTCAAAGAAGTTTGGTACCATGAATTACAAGTAGGTGGTAAATGGCAGAAGTTCTATGACCCAGGCAAGAACGATAACGAACGTTCACCTTTGAATGAAGTTCATGAAGAACTTATGTCAACAGGTAAAGAATCTGACAAAGAATTGGCTAAACAATACAAATCACGTAAATTTTACATCGTGAAGGTTATTGACCGTGATGCTGAAGAAGAAGGGGTAAAATTCTGGCGTTTCAAACACAATTACAAAAATGATGGTATCTTGGATAAAATCATTCCTATTTGGAGACAGAAAGGTGATGTAACTGACCCTGATAAAGGTAGAGACCTTATTGTACAGTTGGTTAAATCTAAAACACCTGGTGGAAAAGATTACACATCAATTCAGACAATCATGCACGATGACCCAACATCACTTCATGAGAACGCAGCAACTAAAGAAGAGTGGTTGAAAGACGCTTTGACTTGGGCTGACGTTTACTCTAAGAAACCTGTTGAGTATTTGGAAGCTCTTTCTCGTGGAGAAGAACCACGTTGGGATTCTGAAACAGGTAAATACCTTTATGGTGATGAAGGTGTCATGACTATGGGTGGTGCTAAAACAAACACACCAAGTCCATTCCACTCAGACCCTCAGATTAATGCTGAACCTGACGAGGACCTACCATTCTAATAAAAACAAACATCATGTATGGTATCTTGTATGGTACCATACATGATTAATTTACGAAAAACATGGCAATCAAAAAAAACGACTTTAGTTCAATCAAGAAAAAATTCTCTACTTCAGCGAAGTATAAACCCCAACGTTTTTTGGAATTGGGAAATCATTTCTTGGATGCGGTAGGACTACCAGGTCCAGCAATTGGGCATTTAAATATGTTCTTGGGTCACTCTGACACAGGAAAAACAACTGCGGCTGTAAAGTCAGCGGTTTCAGCACAGAAACAGGGTATTCTTCCTGTTTTTATTATTACAGAGCAAAAATGGAGTTTTGAACACGCAAGACTTATGGGTTTTGAGTGTGATGAAGTTATTGACGAAGAAACAGGTGAGGCGGATTGGGACGGATTCTTTATCTTCAATAACAACTTTAGTTACATTGAACAGATTACAGATTACATTAACGAACTATTGGATGCACAAGAAAAAGGTGAGTTGGATTATAGTTTATGTTTCATTTGGGATTCTGTTGGTTCAGTTCCTTGTAAGATGACTTACGAAGGTAAAGGTGGTAAACAACACAATGCTGCGGTTCTTGCTGACAAAATTGGTATGGGTATCAACCAACGTATTTCAGGTTCAAGAAAATCCGATTCAAAACACGAAAACACTTTGATTATCATCAACCAACCTTGGGTTGAATTGCCTGATAATCCATTTGGTCAACCAAAAATTAAAGCAAAAGGTGGTGAAGCAATTTGGTTGAACTCATCTTTGGTATTCTTATTTGGAAATCAAAAAGGTGCTGGTACAAACAAAATTTCTGCAACCAAAGACAAACGAACTGTTAAGTTTGCAATCCGTACAAAAGTTTCTGTTATGAAAAACCACATTAATGGTTTGGGTTATGAGGATGGAAAGATTATTGTTACACCTCATGGATTCTTGGCGGGAAAAGATGCTGCGGAAGAAAAGGTTTCTATTGAAAATTACAAGAAAGAACATGCTGATTATTGGAAAGAAATAATTGGTGTTGATGGTGATTTTGATTTAACAGAAATTGCAGAACCTGCATAAAAACATTTACGTGAAGACACTTTTAGTAGACGGAGATAACTTATTCAAAATAGGATTTCACGGAGTGAGAGACCTATTTGTTGAGGGAAACCATATTGGGGGTGTCTTCCATTTTGTTAATACATTACGTAAACAAATTGATGAGCACAACTACGACAAAGTCTTGGTATTTTGGGACGGTGACGACAACGCATCCGTGCGTCGTAAACTATATCCTAATTACAAATTAAACAGACGACAAGATATGAACGAGTACAAACTCGAATCGTATCACACACAAAAAGCACGTGTAAAAGAATACATTGAAGAATGTTTTATTCGTCAAATAAGAGTAGATATGAACGAGTCTGATGACTTGATAGCCCACTACTGTAAAATAGCACCAGAAGAAAAGAAAACCATCTTATCAGCCGATAAAGACTTACTTCAGTTGGTAAACGAGAACACAACCATTTACTCACCAATCGCCAAAGTGTTTTACACTCACGGTAAGAAAGTTAAGATTGGTACATATGAAATGCCGGCTTGTAATATTCTACCATATAAGATTATTACAGGTGACAAGTCCGATAATATAAACGGAATATATTATTTCGGAGAAAAAACTTTAATCAAATATTTTCCTGAGTTCCTTGACAAACCCGTCAACATTAATGATATTTTAACCAAGGCAAAAGAATTACTTAAGGAAGACGAAAAAAACACGGCACTTAATAACTTAATCAGTGGAAAGACAAAAGACGGAATTTACGGAGAAGAATTTTTTCAAATCAATGAAAAAATCGTGGACTTACAGAACCCACTCATTTCTGATGATGGTAAAGGAATTGTTGAACAATATTATGCCGACACTTTAGACCCTGAAGGTAGGGGTTACAAAAATCTAATACGTATGATGACTGATGACGGGTTCTTCAAGTATCTCGGAAAAAGTGACGATGAATTTTTGAGATTCATTCAGCCATTCATGAAATTAACAAGAAAAGAAAAAAGAAAATTTAGACAAGACAAATAACATACAATAAAAATACAAATATGAAAGAAACAGATGTAATTAAGATGGAATTCCTCATCACATTGAATGACAACATTGTTATTCAAAGGTATTTCAACGTTCGTGGGTACAATCCAATGGCAAAGAGTTCATTGAATATGTCCTACTACCTAAAAGACTTCGTATCTCAATTTGAGTACGACCAAAAAATGCGTTCGGTGGTATATCTTTTAGAGAACCAAGAACAAATTATTGAAGACCAAAATGTACTTGATACTTCAAATACTAGCGGTCCTGAAATATTTAATTTCTATATTAAAGTTGGTGAACAGACAATTTGTCATAGAATATTAAACGCCAAAATCCTCCCACCAAAAATTAGATACACCGTAGACATACGCCAGCAAGTAAAAAGTGTGTTAAAGGACTTAACTGACATTTTTTCAGGTGAAAATTTTGTTACGACTTACATGAATTATAGCTTAGTATAACAGTATTTATCACTACCAGTAAAAACAATAAATTATGTCAAACAAGAACTTCGAATATCTAGGTAATACATTTCAACTTCAACTACTAAATCAAATAATTTTAGACAAAGATTTCGCACATTCTATCATTGACGTAATTGAACCATCACACTTCGAGAACAGATACTTCAAAACATTACTCCAACTTATTAAAGAGTATTATGTGAAGTATGATTGTACTCCTTCTTTTGAGACACTTTCACAAATGGTGAAAAGTGAATTCCCTCAAGAGTTAATGTTAAAAATTCTTAACGATACCATTAAACAAGTAAAAGATGCACCAACTGAAGGAGCGTCTTTCGTACAAGAGAAATCTCTTAAGTTCTGTAAACAACAAGAGTTACAGAAAGCGATTACAAAATCACAAAAAATTCTTGACAATGGCGAATTTGAAAACTATGACAAACTTGAGGAATTGGTAAGAACCGCTTTACAAGTTGGGGAGAACAATAACAAAATCGAAGACGTGTTCACAAATTTAGATGACGTATTAAATGAAGATTTCCGTCATCCAATTCCAATGGGAATCACGGGTATTGATAAATTACTTAAGGGTGGTTTAGCAAAAGGAGAACTCGGTGTTATTTTAGCACCAACTGGTGTAGGTAAAACTACAGTTCTTTCTAAGATTGCTAACTCAGCATTTAACAACGGATACGATGTATTACAGTTGTTCTTTGAAGACAATCCAAAAGTAATTCAAAGAAAACACTTCACTATGTGGACAGGTATTGCTCCTGATTTATTACCTTTACATAGAGAAGAAGTTTTGGAAAAAGCTCGTGTAGTGAGAGAAGAAATGACTAACAAGTTGTTTCTTAAAAAACTACCTTCAGACCAACACACTATGACCCAAATTAAAAACATGATTCGTAAGATGATTGCTGATGGTCATAATATCGATATGATAGTTATGGACTATATTGATTGTGTTGTACCCGATAAAAACATGGGTGATGAATGGAAAAGTGAAGGTTCAGTTATGAGAGGATTTGAGGCGTTATGTCACGAATTATCGGTTGTCGGTTGGACCGCAACACAGGGTAACAGAAGCTCTATATCTTCTGAGGTTGTTACCACCGACCAAATGGGTGGTTCTATCAAAAAGGCACAAGTTGGACACGTCATCATTTCCGTGGCTAAAACTTTACAACAAAAAGAAATGAACTTA